GCACCATTAGCATTAAGAAGTTTTAATGTTTATGGCATTAGAGATATTAAGTCTGTAGCACAAAATGCATCTGGATTCCCAACATTTCAAGCAGATACTGTTCTTAGCAGAAGACAAGTTGAAGGAATCAGTCAAGCAAACTTTGCAAATTCTACAGGTGTTTTTACAAGTCCAGGAAAACTTTTCACTGGCATTAAAGAGGGTGACGTTATAAGATATCAAGATGGAACTGATCTGAGATATAACAGAGTTTCTGCTGTAGGTGGAAATTTAACTACAATAACGGTAACTAATATCACTACTGTACCCAATGTATTTGATGGAGCAAAAGGTGCAAATGGAACTTACAATATTGAACTAGCAGTTCCAGAACTGAGAAATAATGAAAATGCTTCTCTGTTTGCAAATCTTCCTGATTCTAATATTTCTTCAGTAAATCTTTCAAATTCTCAGTTAATAATATCTAAACAAATAGATCAAACTGCCAATTTAAATGTAACTGGCAATACTTTAACTTTTGATATTTCCAATATAGCAGGCATTACGAGTGCATTTTTTGAACCATTTGATCAAGAAAGATATTCTTTACATTATAGTGGTGGTGGTATAAGTACGATAACTTCCGATTCCTTTAATCTAAGTAGTAATGTAGTAACAATTTCTGGATTACAAAACACTACTAATGTTACTGTAAATACAACTCTTAAAAAGAATGGTATTCAAAGCAAGATTAAAGAATATACGAGAAGTGCTTTAAATATTGTAAATCTTTCTACACTTGTTCAGTCCGGTGCAGCAACTAGTGATTCAATTAATGATGGATTGACTTATAATGAATATTATGGATTAAGGGTTCAGGATAATCAAATTTCTTTAAATGTTCCTGATGTTGTTAAAGTTCTTGCAATATATGAATCAACAAACACTATTGATCCTACTTTAGATGTATTTAAATTCTCATCAATATCTCAAGTAGATACTGACGCAATTATTGGTGAGGATATTATTGGTTCCGATAGTGGTGCATTAGCAAGGATTGTATTAAATAGTTCTTCTGGAAAACCATATGTTAGTACACATCAATTAGGAATTGTTTATCTAAATGATCAAAAATTTGCTCCAGGAGAGAATATAACATTCAAAGAGTCTAACATAATTTCAACATTAGAATCGATAACTCTTGGTGGGTATAAAAATATTACAAATAACTTTGATTTAGATAAGGGGCAAAGAAACGAATATTATGATTATTCAAGGTTAGTTAGAGTTGGATCTCAAATTCCCGAAAGAAGACTTTTGATTGTATATGATCACTATACAGTTCCATCATCAGATAATGGTGATGTATTCACTATTCTTAGTTACGATGCAGATAGATTTTCTGAAGATATTCCAAATATAGGATCACAAAATATTAGAGCATCCGATACTTTAGATTTCAGACCTAGAGTGGCAATATTTAATCCTGCAGTAACAACTGATAAGTCACCATTCGATTTTGCATCAAGAAGTTTTGGAACTAACAATCCAAAGTTAGTATTGAAGCCAGGTGAAGGATCTTTAATTGGGTATGATTTTTATCTTCCCAGAATTGATAGAATATATCTTGATAAATTTGGAAGTATTGTTGTTAGAAAGGGTGTTTCTTCCACAGAACCAGTTCCTCCAGAAAATGAAGACAACTCTATGATGCAATTGTCAGAGATTAGTCTTCCTGCATATCTTTATAATACTGATGATGCTGAGATTAGCACAATAGATAATAGAAGATATACTATGAGAGATATCGGTGATCTTGAGGATAGAGTTGAAAACTTAGAAAGAGTTACTTCTTTAAGTTTACTCGAAGTAAGCACAGAATCTTTAAGAGTTGAAGATTCTGAAGGAAATAATAGATTTAAGAGTGGAATATTTGTAGATGATTTTAATGATAAATCTCTATCTGATGATAATTTAACAACTGCTAATATTGTAAATGGACAACTCAGACCTTTTGCATTGAGAAATTCTTTACAACAAAGACCAATTCCCGCAGTAGAAATTGCAGAGAATATATTTGATTCGGAAGAAAATTATGAGTTATTAGATCCAAATGTACAAAAAACTGGAAATGTAATTACTTTGAAATATGATTCAATCGATTGGTTAACTCAATCTTTTGCAACTCGTGTCGAAAATGTTAACCCATTCCATATCGTAGAATATAATGGATTAATTAAACTTTCGCCAAATACTGATACTTGGGTGAGAACTATTAGACTTCAACCAAGAGTTATTAGGAGAACAACAGGAAGAACGATAACAAGAAATATACAACGGAGAGGAAGACGCAACAGAAGATTTACAACAGTAAGTAGTACAACAAATGTACAATCTAATACTCAAACAGTTCTTGTCTCTTCTGGAAGAGAAAAGTATATTCGTTCTAGAAATATTTCTTTCTTTGGTACTCTCTTTAGACCTCTTGCAAAACACTATCAATTCTTAGATAATCATAGCAATGTAGATTTTATTCCAAAACTTATTGAAATATCACCCGACTCATCTAACTCTCCTACAACTTTTGGATCTTCAAATAGTTCTTTCCAGACAGGAGAAACTATAAGGGTATATAACGCAGGAAAAAGAATAGGAACATTTAGATTAGCATCATCAAACCATAAAACCGGCAAATTTAATTCTCCAGCAACTACATATACCATTAATCCATACATATCATCGGAGTCTATATCTTCCGCATATAGTCAATCTTCTAAAACTATAAATATTGATTTAAATTCACTGTCTTCTGAAGCGCAGGGAAGTTTTAGTGGATATTTTGAAAAGGGTGCAAAAATAGTTGGGCAATCTAGTGGTGCAATTGCATATGTAAAAGATCTAAGACTTATTGCTGATATTAATGGAACATTATTTGGATCATTCTTCATAAAAAATCCACATGTAAATCCAGCACCAAATCCTAGAATTCTTACTGGTAAGAAAACATATAGATTATCTAGCAGTTCTACAAATGAAACTCCATTACCAGGTAGTAAACTTATTTCTGCTGGTGATGCAACTTATACTGCAAACGGCATATTCCGTAATATCCAAAGAGTAACTACCATAACTACAGACATAACTACGACTGTAACAAATGTTAGAGTTCGTAGATCCGATCCACTAGCACAGACTTTTACTGTTGGTAAAGATATTGAAGCACCTGATTTTAGTGGTGATAATGATGATGATAATGGAGTATTTTTAACAGAGTTAGATTTATTCTTCGCATCAAAACCAAGTGGTGATGAACCAATTACGGTTGAAATCAGGTCAGTTGAACTTGGAATACCAACTCTAAACAGAATTGGAGAGTCAAAAACTTTACTTCCCGGTGATATTACAACCTCAACAAATGGAGAAACTGCAACTAGAGTAACATTTGATCGACCAGTTTATCTTCCACCTGGCCAAGAATATGCAATGGTCTTACTAGCACCAAATACAGATCAATATGAAGTTTGGATTGCTAAGATGGGAGAAAAAACTATTGCAACTGCAAATCTTCCAAATTCCGAATCAGTAAGATACTCTAGACAATTTGCACTTGGGAGTTTATTTAAATCTCAAAATGGATCTACATGGACACCGGCACAAGAATCTGATATTAAATTCAAACTCTATAAAGCAAAATTCACCGCAAACACAGGTATTGCACATTTTGGCAATCCTCCACTAGATTCAAGTAATGGATATATTCCAACACTCCAAGAAAATGCAATAACTACATTGCCAAAGAATGTAACTATTGGTATTACTACTATTAGTTCTACCGATTCATTAGTTGGTATTTTAACTGCAGGTAGAAGGATTGCTGGAGCAGGAAATTCTTCCGGAACTATTGTTTCTACAGGAAGTTCTGTTACTGCCTTCAATACCACAAATTCTGGTGTAAATTATACTACTCGGAATAATGTATCTACCGTTAATGTCTTTGGTCAAGGTTCTGGATTGACTCTCGATATTGACACTGTTGGTGCTGGGGGTTCTATTACTGGATTGTCTATTAATAACCCAGGAACAGGATATCAAGAAGGTGACATTGTTACTCTTACAAATGGAGCTAATGAAACAGGTAGAAATGCCTTCATTACTATTTCACAATCTATTGGTTTAGATACATTATATCTTACCAATGTTCAGGGTTCAATTCCGGTTGGAAATTTAGTTTACTATAATACAGATAATACTATCGTTTCTCTTGGTAATACAAATGTTGTAACTTCAACTGAAGATAGCAATATTTTCTCTGGAAATTATCTACAAGTTCAACATTTCAATCATGGAATGTACGCAAATAATAACAAATTGATATTGAGTGATATTCAATCAAGTTCTGCACCAACAGTATTGAAAGCAAATCTTTCTTCAACTATTACAGCAGGTGGAGTTATTGAAGTTAACGATTCTTCGATCTTCCAAACTTTTGAAGGTCAAAGTGTTAATGCTACTAATATTGGATATGCTAAGATTGGAGATGAAATTGTTGGATATAGTTCTGCAACTACAAATCAATTGACAGTCAATGCTAGAGCAGTAGAAGGAATTGTTCAAGATCATAATATTGGTGATGAAGTATTCAAATATGAGTTTAATGGAATTTCTCTTAGGAGAATTAATAATGTAGTTTATGATATTTCCGATACAGGAATCGAAAGTGATTCATATTACATTGAAATTGATAGAGGTGCAACATCAACTATTGAAGGAAAATCAATAGGACTTAATAGATTGACAGATGGAATATATCCACAAGCATCATTTGCATCCGAACTAATTGGAGGAGGAAGTGAAATTAATGCATCAGAAAATATTATGTTCAACAGAATTAATCCGAGATTTAATATTTTATCTCCAGGAAGACAAACTTCTGTGACCTCCAATATTAGAACTACTTCAGGAACTAGTATTGATGGAAGTGAAGTATCTTTCAATCTTCAAAATATAGTAGAACCTGTAGTTCAAAATCAAGAAAATGAACTGAATTCTGTTCGTATCGTTTGTTCTAGAACAAATGAATTAAATCAGTCGGCATTCGATAATGTATCTGGAAGAAGATCATTCAATTCTGCAATGACATTGAATACAACAAATGAAAATCTTTCTCCAATGATATTCTTGAATGATTCTACAGTAGAATTTATTTCAGACAATATTAATAGACCTGTAACAAATTATACTACAGATTCTTCTGCAAATTCTGTTAATAACGATCCACATGAAGCAGTTTATGTATCAAGTATAATAAATCTTGCTCAATCAGCATCATCTCTCAAAGTCATATTGACTGCATATAAACCGCAGTCGGCAGACATTAGAGTTTTATATAGTTTAGTCAGAGAAGACTCTACCGAAATTGAACAAGAATTTGAATTATTCCCCGGATTTAATAACCTTGAATCTACTTCTAATGGCACTCTTAAAGTCATTAATCCAGCATTAAATGATGGTAGACCTGATGTAAGAGTTCCAGATAGTCAAAAGGATCAATATTTGGAATATGAATTTACATCAAATGATTTGTTAGATTTCAGTGGATATAGAATAAAAATTGTTATGTCATCGACTAATCAGGCAACGTATCCAATCATTAGAGATCTTAGAACTATTGCATTGAAATGAAGAAATTAATTAAAGTAAAAGAACATCTTCATCTTTATCGAGATGAAGATACTGGTGCGATTTTAAATTATGATACAATTGGATATAATCAACGATTAAAAACCATAGATAGGCAAAAATCTCAAAAAGAAGAATTGGATAATATGAAAAATGATATTGACGAAATAAAAAATCTACTAAAAGATTTTTTAAAAAAATAACTGGCCTAAACAATTAATATAAATAGCTAGAGGTATATTAGCATCACAAAATAATGGCTGTTTATGTATCCAACATTGTGATAGAACAAGGATTTGACTTTGATACGTCCTTTCAGTTGGAAGACACTAGAACCAATTCACCTTTGATTTTAACTGATGCATCATCAACTGCACAATTAAGAAAATTTCATGGTTCTTCGACGGCAGTATCTCTTGCATCTACAATAACTAGTCCAGATTTGGGAATTATCTCAATTTCGTTAACTGGTTCACAGACTGTAAACTTAAAACCTGGAAGATATGTATACGATGTGAAAATTTTAAATGCCGGTAGAGAATATAAAGCTGTGGAAGGTGCAGCATTAATACGAGGGGGAGTCACTAGGTAATGCCCAATATCAACGATAGGATTGGTTCTCAGAATGTAATCCGCGTTTTATCGAACGCATCAGCACCACCTACACGACTAGTAAATTTAAGTGATGTAGATTCTACTAGAAAGAATGAAGATGGTATGGTCCTTGTATGGGACACTAATACAGAATCATTCTATATGACAGACGTGATTGATTCGTCAATCATGAGTATTACTGGTATTGTAACATTTTCAAATACTACCCAATCAACTACAAGTGCGTTAGGAGCATTAGTTGTTAGTGGTGGAGTTGGAATTGGAAAACGTGTAAATATTGGTGAAGGAATTGAAGTTGCAGGTATTGCAACCTTTTCATCTCAAGTAGATATCAATGCAGCAGTTGATATTCTTAATGATTTAACAGTAAATACGACATTTAAATCTGTCGGTCTTACTACTTTAGCAGCTGCTGGGGGTATTACAACCACTGGTGGAGACCTTTATGTTGGAGGCGATTTATATATTGCCGACGATATTGTTTATGATGAAGCGCAAGCTAGAAATTGGAATATAACTGGAATTGCTACGGTAGGAGCATTACTTGATGTAAATGGCAATGCTGACATTAATGGTCATACTGAACTTAATGTCACTAATATTGGCGAAACACTAAATGTTGTCGGTCTTACTACTTTAGCATCTGCTGGGGGTATTACAACCACTGGTGGAGACCTTTATGTTGGTGGAGACCTTTATGTTGCCGATGATGTTGTTTATGATGAAGTAACAGGCAGAAATATTAATATTAGTGGCATCGCAACAATAGGACAATTAGGAGTTACTAACTTAACTACATTAAATGATTTAAGAGTAACTGGGTTATCAACATTTGTTGGAGTTTCAACATTCTTAAATAATGTATTTGTTGCCGGTACACTTGAAGCTGGTCTCATTGATGGGGGTATTTACTAATGGCCAAACCAACTACTAGAGAAGAACTTAAAGAGTATTGTTTGAGACAACTTGGAGCACCTGTTCTCGAAATTAATGTTGCAGATGAACAAGTTGATGATTTATTGGATGATACTATTCAATATTTTAATGAGAGACATTTTGATGGTGTAGAAAAAACATATCTAAAATATAAAATTTCACAGGAAGATATTGATAGGGGAAGAGGTGTAGGAGGTGGAACTGTTGGAGTAACCACAACTGGAGTCGGAATTGTCACTACTACAGGAACATCAACAAATATTGCCGGTTTAGGTACAATCACTTCCAATTTTTATGAAACATCGAATTTCATTCAAGTTCCTGATTCTGTAATTGGTATTGAAAAAATATTTAAGTTTGATACTAGTTCTATTTCCGGAGGAATGTTTAGTATAAAATATCAATTATTTTTAAACGATTTATATTATTTCAACGCCGTTGAGTTGTTGCAATATGCAATGACCAAAACATATCTAGAAGATATTGATATGTTATTGACTACAGATAAGCAAGTCAGATTCAATCAAAGACAAAATAGATTATATCTTGATATTGACTGGAAAAAACAAACTCCAGATAATTACTTAGTTATAGAATGCTATAGAGCATTGGATCCTACAGAATATTCTAAAGTCTTTAATGATATTTTCGTTAAAAAATATTTAACTGCTGCAATCAAAAAACAGTGGGGACAGAATTTAATTAAATTTCAGGGAGTTAAACTTCCTGGTGGTATTGAATTAAACGGTAGAGCAATTTATGAGGATGGTCAAAGGGAATTGGACGAAATAAGACAAAAAATGTCTTCCGATTACGAATTGCCACCCATGGACCTGATTGGATAATAGTTATGGCATTAAATCCATTTTTTCTACAGGGATCTACTAACGAACAGTTTCTTGTTCAAGATCTAATAAACGAACAACTAAAAATGTATGGTGTAGATGTCTATTATCTACCCAGAAAAATTTTTAAAACTGACGACATCATAAAAGAAATACAATCATCAAAATTTGATGATGTTTTTTTGCTTGAGGCATACATCAATAATTATGATGGATATGCGCCAGATAGTGATATTATGACTAAATTTGGACTGAGATTAAAAAATGAAATAAGTTTAACTATATCAAGAGAAAGGTATGAGGAGTTTATTGCACCATTCTTGGAAGGAATATCTTCAGGTATTAGAGAAGGGAGAATTACTGAATATGATTTTGGAGATTTAATTACAAGACCAAAAGAAGGTGACTTAATTTATTTTCCTCTTGGAGAGAGATTATTTGAAATTAAAAGAGTTGAGCATGAAAAACCATTTTATCAATTAGGCAAGAACTATACTTATGAATTAAGTTGCGAACTTTATGAATATGAAAATGAACTCATTGATACTAATATCGAAGAAGTTGATAATACTGTAGAAGATGAAGGTTACATTACATCCATTACTCTTGTTGGGTCAGCAATAACAGCAACAGCAACTGCAACAATTTCATCATCGTCTATTGCAGAATTATTCTTAAATAATGATGGTGCTGGGTATACTTCCCCTCCATTGGTTATAATTGCAGATCCACCATCCGGGATTGGGACAATTAAAGCAACAGCAGTTGCTATTACTACTAACGTTGCAAACGTTCAATCTATAGAGAGAATTGAAATTATAAACTCTGGTGTTGGATATATAACTCCACCATCAATCACATTTTCTGGTGGTGGGGGAAGTGGAGCAGCAGCAACATGTTCAATTGGATCTACAACAGAGTTCTCTGTCAATCAGATTACTATTGATAATCAAGGAAATGGTTATCCAGATAAACCAGTAATAACTATTGGTGGTCCTGTTGGATCTGGAGTGACTGCAATTGGTATTGCAAGTATCACTAGTGATGGAAAACTTCAGTCAGTTAATCTCATCAAACCTGGTATTGGATACACTGTGGCACCAACTGTATCTATTGCAGGATTCTCCACAGTTGGTATTGGAACATTTGTTTATAATGAAATTGTCACCGGACAGTCCTCGGGAACAACAGCAAGAGTTAGAGACTTTAGAACTACAGTATCTCCATTCCCCGGAAATCCTCCAATCACCAATATTAGAGTTTCACTAAATACTGGTAAGTTTTATACTGGAGAAGTTATTGTTGGATCTATTTCTTCAGCTAGATATGTTGTTGATGACTATGATAATGAAAGTTATGACAACCCATATGATGTTAACGAAGAAATAGAATTAGAAGCAGATAATATTATAGATTTTTCAGAATCAAATCCATTTGGTAGTTATTAATGTTAGGTACATACTTTTATCACGAAATTATAAGAAAAACTATTATTAGTTTTGGAACTTTATTTAATGATATTTCAATTCGACACACAAAAAGTGATGGTAGTATCTTAGATGAAACAAAAGTTGGTCTTTCTTATGGACCAATGCAAAAATTCTTGGCAAAGATACAAGAGCAAGAGCAATTATCAAAGTCTATTGCAATTACTCTTCCTAGAATGTCATTTGAAATGACCACAATTCAATATGATTCCACTAGAAAAACTGGAGTAACTCAGACATTTAAAGCTTCCGATGACTCTGGAAATGCAAAAAAGGTATACATGCCGGTTCCATATAATATTGGATTTGAACTTAATATTTTTAGTAAGTTGAATGATGATGCTCTCCAAATTGTTGAACAGATACTGCCATTTTTCCAACCATCTTTTAATTTGACTGTTGATTTAGTCAGTTCTATTGGAGAAAAAAGAGACATTCCAATTGTTCTCGATAGTATTGATTTTCAAGATGATTATGAAGGATCATTCCAAACGAGAAGAGCATTAATTTATACTTTAAGATTTACTGCTAAAACTTATCTATTCGGTTCTATTGCCGATACCACAGATGGACTTATTCGTAAGGTGCAAGTTGATATGTATTCCAATACTAATACAAAGACTGCAAAACGTGAAATAAGGTATACTACTGTTCCTGATCCAATTAATGCAAACCCCGGTGATGATTTTGGGTTTACAGAGAGTTGGGAATTTTTAGGAGACTCTAAAGATTATAGTCCTACTAGACAAGAGGATATTTGATTGTTATGAATAATAATTATGATTCAATCGATGAGGCTCTGAATATTGATAGTGATATTGTAGAGTCAAAACCAACCAAAAAACCAGAGATTATAAAATCGAAGGATGATGATATAGAGAAGGATTATGTCTATAGTCGTGCGAACCTC